AGCACCTGGACTTAGAGGACAACGCGCCGTATGCAATATGGCAGCAGCAAGGCTTATTAACAGTAACGACCGCAGCAGGAGGCATAAAAACGGACTATAAGACCATATTAAGCAGCCTGCACGATCTAGTAGACGAATACCAATTAGATGTTATAGCAATCGGATATGATCCACACAACGCAAGCGCGTTTTTACTAGATTTAGAGGATTTCGGTTGCGATCTGATAGAGATAAAACAGAGCGCGAGAAGTCTAAACGACGCTACGGTAGATTTTCAACTAGAAGTAAAAGCACACAATATGGAATACAACAAAGGAAATGTATTGTTAACAAGATCCATGAACGACGCTATTTTATCCGAGCCTAACAGTTTCGGAGAAATAAAAATAGATAAAATGTTACAAAAAAATCGTATTGATCCGTGCGACGCTGCAATTTGCGCGCATAAAATCGCAATGGGCGCAGATTTGGAAACAGTAGACATTAACGACGCCGTGGGCGCGTTTTTGGATATGTACGAGTAATAAAGGCAGGTGTAAAAATGAATTTATTTGAGGCGATAGGTTCAAAAATAAAAAAAGAACCGCAGAACGGAACAACAGTAACGCTAAATGACGAGAAATTATTAGAGTGGTTAGGCGTTACGGCGCCTTATAACAAACCGATTTCGGAAATAACCTACTTTACGTGCTTAAAATTGCTATCAGAAACGTTAGGTAAAATGCCTATTAAATTCTTTGCAAAAGGCAAGAAAGAGGCAGAACCAAACGACGTATTTTACTTACTTAAGTACAGACCTAACCCGCAAATGACGCCTACAACGTTTTGGACGGCGATAGAAAACAACAGAAATCATTTTGGTAATGCCTATGTATGGATCCAAAGCGAATTTAACAAAAAAAAATACGGTGGAGAATACAAGGTTAAAAATTTGTGGGTTATGCCGTCGGCAGACGTTACGGTAATTGTGGACGACAAAGGAATTTTCGGAGGAAAAGGCAGCCTATATTATTGGTATTCAGATAAATATAGCGGAGAAAGCTATTTTTTCAAAGAACACGAGGTATTGCATTTTAAAACGTCAACAACGTTTGACGGAATTACCGGAGCAAGCGTAAGAGAGATACTTAAGGCGAACATAGACGGCGCGTTGGCGTCACAGAATTTTAAAAATAACTTGTATGAGGGCGGCTTAACTGCGCGTGCTGCATTGCAATATACCGGAGATTTGGATTCTAAAAAGGAAAAAGCGTTAATTGCAAAATTTGAGCAGTACGCAACCGGAGTTAATAACGCAGGTAAATTTATACCGGTTCCGATCGGAATGAAAATAGAGCCGCTTAGTATCAGTTTAACAGATAGCCAATATTACGAGTTATCAAAATATTCAGCATTACAGATAGCCGGAGCGTTTGGAATTAAACCAAACCAAATTAACGACTATGAAAAAAGCAGTTATAGCAATTCAGAAATGCAACAACTTTCTTTCTACGTAGATACTGTATTATACATACTCAAACAATACGAGGAGGAAATTAACTATAAGTTGTTGGATCCGTCCGAGATCGAGCAGGGGTTATATTTCAAATTTAACGAAAAAGTTATTTTGAGAACCGACGCAAAGACACAAGCAGAGATCTTAAGCCAATATGTGCAAAATGGCATAAGAACGCCAAACGAGGCGCGATCATTGCTAGACGCACCGGACAAAGAGGGCGGCGACGATCTAATGTGCAACGGCAATTATATAAAGCTGACGCAATTAGGTATAAATTACGGCGAGAAAGGAGGAGCAGACTAAATGGCATTGTTAAAGTTAACAAAGCGCGACCGCAACAACAAATTACGAGAGGTTGGATCTATTGAGATTAAAAACCAAACGGAAAATAGCGCGGATCTTTGCTTTTTTGGCGACATCAATAGCGAGAGTTTAGGAGAATGGCAAAAATATTACCCGGAAGATAAGGCACCGCAGGACGTTAAAGAATTTTTAGATCAACTAGAAAATGTTTCTAAGATCAACGTACACATCAATAGCGGCGGCGGTTCCGTGTTTGGCGGTATTGCCATTTACAATATGCTTAAGCGTTTCGACGCCGAAATAACAGTTTATGTAGAGGGATTGGCGGCTAGTATTGCGTCAGTTATTGCAATGGCAGGAGATAAAATTATTATTCCTGCAAATGCGCAAATGATGATACATAAACCAAGTAGCTGCGCATGGGGTAACGCCGACGAAATGCGAAAAGAGGCAGATATATTAGACGGCTGCCAAAAAGTAATATTAACTACTTACATGGAACACGCCAAAGAGGGAGTTACAGAGGAACAAATTAACGACCTTATTAACGCGGAAACATGGAAAAACGGCGAAGAATGGCAGGAATATTTTGATATTGAAGTATCAGAAAGTAGCCAAGCAGCCGCGGCGGCAAGCGATTTTTACGACAAATACAACAATTTGCCGGAAAATATAGCGAAACCGCAGCAGCAGGACAAGCCGTTAACGGTTGAAGAAATCACGGCAGCGGTAATTAGTGCAATCAAAGACAATTTTACCGTTGAGGAACAAAAAACCACGCCACCGGATCTAAAAGACGATTTAGAGCAGAGGGCGGCAGAAATTTTAGAAGATTTGGACTATATCTAAGTCTTAAATAAAAAATACAATCTTTCACAAGGAGGAAACAAAACAATGAGTAAGGAAATGAGAGAATTACTTAACAAGATCAATGCAAAGAAAGCAGAGATCAAGGCACTTGTAGCGGACGGAAAGATCGAGGACGCCGCAAGCGCAAAGGAAGAATTAAAGAAGTTGCAGGCGTCTTTTAATATTTTGGCAGATTTAGAGGACGACGAGGCGCAGCAGGCGCAGCAGCAGGCAGCAGAGGGCAACGCACAGACCGCAGGAAATGAGAAAAACGGACTTGCAAAGCAGATCAAGGCGTTTACAAATGCAATCAAGGCAGCATGGAAGAAAACAGAGGTAACGCCGGAGGATAGAGAGATCCTTAACGCTATGTCGGAGGGCAGCGACGAGGACGGAGGTTTAACAGTTCCAAAAGACATTAAGACACAGATTAAGGAATTAAGACGCAGCGAGGACGCGTTAGAGAATTTGGTAAACGTAGAAGGCGTAACCACAAAGAGCGGCACGCGAGTAATTGAGAGAGAGGCAGATCAGACGCCGTTTGACAATGTAGAGGAGGCGGCAGAGTTCCCGGAGGTATCTACGCCGCAGTTTGATAGCGTTGATTACAAAGTAAAGAAAAAAGGCGGTATTCTTAAGGTTACGCAGGAATTGTTAAGCGATACTGCGGAAAATATCATGGGCTACCTTAAAAAGTGGATTGCTAAGAAGTCAAAGGCAACACGTAACTTTATGATTATTGCAAAGATCAAAGAGATCTGCGCAGGCTTAGAGGTTCCGGTAACCGGCTTAGATAGCCTTAAGGATATTTTTAACGTTATGTTAGATCCTGCTATTGCGCTAGGATCTGCGGTTGTAACAAATCAGAGCGGTTTTAACTTCTTAGATAAGTTAAAAGACGAAAAAGGAAACTATATTTTACAGAAAGATCCAACGCAGGCAACAAAAAGGCTGCTATTTGGAGAATATCCGGTCGTTAGATTGTCAAACAAAACTTTGCAGAACGTAAACGGCAAGGCACCTATTATTTGCGGCGATCTTAAAGAGGCGATTACTATTTTTGATAGAGAAACGCTTACTATTGATATTTCCAACCTTGCAGCGGGAATGTGGGAAAAGGATCAGACCGGAATTAAGGTTAGAGAGCGTTTAGACATTCAGACAGTAGACGCAGACGCGGTAGTAATGGGATTGGCTACCGTGGCAACAACCGGAACCGACGTTAACGGCGACGGTGTAACAGACGACCTTAACGGCGACGGCGAATACAACGAGGCAGAATTAAATAAATTGAGCCGCGAAAATATCATTGCATTAGCAACGGAAAAGGGCTATGTAATGACTAAGACGGCGGCAGATCCTAAAGCAGAGGTTGTAGCAGATTTCTTAGAGCAGCAGGCAGCAGCAAAGACAGAGTAATACAATAGGGGCGGCAACGCCCCTATGAAAGCGAGGTAACAAGGTATGATTTTAACACTTGACGAAGTTAAGAACCATTTAAGGGTAGATCTTGACGACGACGACGCACTTATTGAAAATCTAATAATTGCCGCGCAGCAGTATTTAGAGAACGCGACCGGCAAAGAATACCCGGAAAAAGATAGCGACGGCAAGGAAATAGATTATAGCTTGGAAAAAGTATATCTAAACTTGCTAATTGCTTATTGGTATGAGAACAGAGGAGCAACAAGCACCAATAAAGCGAGTGCGGCGAATGGATCCGCACCGGACGAGTTTACCTATGCTACACGATCGCTATTATTACAGTTGCAATTAAAGTGAGGCGGTAAAATGGATATAGGCAGAACAAATAAAAGGGTAACATTTTGCAAGTTCGCAGAGGAACAAAACGAAATGCACCAAACAGAGCAGGTATTAAAGAAAATACGGACGGTTTGGGCGAGCGTAGAACCGAAAAGCGGGCGCGAGTATATCGAGGCAGAAAAAGAACACCCGGAATTAACCTACATCATAACAACCCGCTACATGAAAGACATAACCCCGGATATGTTTATACAGTTCCGGGATCGTCTTTTTAACATTAAGTCTATCCGAAACATAAGGGAAAATAACGAAATGTTAGAAATATCCTGCACCGAGAAGATCGACGAGGCAAGGAGCGTGGTAGAAAATGGCTAATTTTGAATTTGAGTTAGAGGGTTTGGACGAATTAGAAAGCGATCTAAGGTTTGCAATGGAGGAATACCCAAAAGAAATGCGTAGCGGTTTAAGAAAGATCGCAAACGATTTCAAGAAAAGTTGCAAAGCAAGAACGCCGGACGGAAAAACAAGCAAGGACGCGTCTAAGAAATTGCGCAGGAAATTTGGCACAAGGACAAAAGTAGAGGGCGACACAACGTTAGCACTTGTTTACAATTCGGCTAGACACTTTCACTTAGTAGAAAACGGACATAATCTAGTACGAGGCGGGCAGATTGTAGGTTGGGTGCCGGGTAAACACATGATGGAGCAGACAAGAAACGAGTACCAAGACGTTATACCGGAGAGATTTGAAAAACTATGCGACGAAACGTTAAGGAGGCATGATTTATAGTGTTATCACACGTTGTAATAAAAACGGCAATAAACGACCTACTTAGCAGCGCCACCGGCTTAAAAATTTACGGAAAAGAAGTAACGGAGGGATATACAACACCGTCGTTATTTGCAGAAATTGTAAGCAAACCTTTTAAGAGAGAAACGCGAGATTTTGCAAAATCCGGATTTACAATAAAAATAACGTACTTCCAACCGGCACCGGACGAATTAGACCAAATGAGGCTATTAGACAAGGTGCGCGACGCGTTCGGAATGAGCGTTAAGATTGCGGATAGGGTACTAACAGTAGGCGAAATAACCCACGATTACGTAGGGCAGAAATCGGATATTTTACAAATATCCATTGATTTTGATTTTTACGAAAATACTACGCCGGAAGAAACCGCAGAAATAGCGAACGAATACGGCTTAGAGATTAAGAAAAACGAGGAGGCATAAAGGCAATGAGTACATTAAAAGCACCGGAAATTAACATTTCCTTTACTGAAAAGGGCGCAAGCGCTATTGCAAGAGGATCCCGAGGGGTTGTACTTTTGGGAGTAAAGGACGCGATTGTAGCACCGCTTAAAAATCCGGTTATAATCACATCAACCGGTGATATTCCCAACACATTAGATGATACAACAAAAGTGCAGATTAAATTAGCACTAATCGGCTATCAGACCGCACCACTTAAGGTATTGGTATATGGTATGGGAATTGCAAAAGAGGCAGAAAGCGACGCAGTAGACGAGGCGTACACCGCAGCGCAGAAAGCGTGGAAAGATATTAAGTTTGATTATTTGGCTATCCCTAGCGTATCAACAGACGGCAAGACGCAGGAGATCGCAACTTGGGTTAAGTCCATGCGAACCGCGAAAAAGCGAATTAAAGCAGTATTGCCAAACGTGGCAGCAGATACAGAGGGAGTAATTAACTACACGATCAATAAAAACGTGTACGCAGAAACGATTACAAACGAGGACGGAACAACAAGCAGGGTAACAACAGAATATACCGCAGAACAGTATTGCGGGCGTATTGCAGGCTTACTTTGCGGCACACCGTTAACAATTTCTGCGACTTATGCACCGCTTAACGAATTGGAAGATTGTGAGAGATTGGAAGATATAGACGAGGCGGTAGGAAAAGGCGAATTTGTCGTATTTTACGACGGAGAAAAGGTTAAGACGTCGAGGGCGGTTAACTCATTTACTACAACCGTGCAGGGCAAAGGCGATAGTTACAAGAAATGCAAGATCGTAGATTGCATGGAT